CAAAGGACAAGAAATTGTTAATATACCCGTGTAAGGGGTGATAAGTACTGAATAAACCCAAAACCAATTATAAACTACAATCTAATACTTATCAATATAGAGTGAATAAATGTCTATTTCTGGAGTTCAAAAATAGTAAGGGAGTTATGTTCTCGCCACATTGACGAGAGGGGGAACGCCGACGAGATACATAAATGTAAAATCGTCGCCTGGTGCTCGGTACATCCGAGTTGAAATAAAGCTACCTGCAGGAATAGCACCTCGCATATTCATCGCAACAATTGCAGGAGGAATATTTCCACGAAGGACATTATCAACTTGTACAGGACGTTCTGTTGCAATGTAATTTGTAGCAGGACTAATGTGAGATACATTGTAATAAGGAATCTCTACCTCTGACAAGCCTTCAATAGAATTATCAATAACTTGCAGAGCTGTGCCCATATTAGTTGAACCAGCTGGCAAAGTAGTTGTAAGTTGCATGGGTAGTCCACCAACGGTAAATCTCGCCACCAAAGCGTTAAAAGCATCTTGGACAGTATTCCATAGATACCAAGAAGAATAACCTTGAAATTTAGGAGTAAAAGCTGTTGCGCCAGAATTTTGAACATGTGTAGCCTTCAAACGCATAGAACCGCGCCAAAATGCATACATATAATAATAATATTCATACAAGGATATAGTTTTGGTAGCAGCAACAGTTGAAACAGGAGAAATTACAGAAAAAGGGGCGACTATAATTGACTGATTTGTTGAGGATTGGTCCAAAGTTCCAAATTCACCAAACCGTTTAATAAGTTGTCGCACAGACATAATCTTTTCGCCTATACAATGAGCTTCAGGCGACCAATTAGCAGCAATTTGGTGTGTATCAATGGTTACGGGATGCACACCATGTTGAGCATCGTTACGCTGGATGGCTTCATTTTCACCCATTATCTGCGAGTAAATTTTAGGAACTTCATTACTCGCTGCATTGTTGTCGTATTCCTGTACATGTTCCTTCGTAGTTTTCTCCGTATCAGCAAGTGTAAAAGCACCAGCATAAGGTACATATGAAGGAGCCGAAGGGGCAGCAAAAGTCAAATCAGGACCACCATTTGTTTCAACAATACAATCGATAGATTGAAAAACGTTATTCGCTGCAACCAATTGATTGAGAACTTCAACACGAACAATTCCAGTAACAGCATTGTACATCAGAGTATTATTCGTTCCCAACCATGAAGCTTCAGGGCGAATACAATACATCCAAGGTCTTGAAGAAATATAAGGAACAGTAAAAGAAACCTCCGTGGAAGTACGTAAATCCACAATTATCTTTTGCGTCTTAGAAACATCAGGAGTACCTGTTGAAATAGTAGTGTTAAAATAAAATGGTATAAAACTAATTCGTAAACGGCCAGAATGAAATTGCGTTTTAACAAACTTAAATGTGTAAACAACAGAACCTCGCCAATACCCATGAGTATTCGCAACATAACCCATATGTGTACACCGAAAACGATCGGTCACCGTTGCTGAATATGATTTGATCTTCATGGGTGTAACAAAATTATCCCACAAGATTGCACCAGTCAGATCTGTATTTGCCCAAGTAAATCTATCCCAATAATTAGGTATAGACAAAACGTGACCCAAATCCATTTCATCAGCAGAGGTGCCCGAAAGTCCGGCTTTAGTTTCAATTTCATTAGAAGCCGACAAGGCAAGTTTATGTGAAGCATCCGATCCATTAAAGTTTGCCATATGTGCTTGACCTCGGAGCTTTGATTCACACGGTAAACCTTGCAATGTTGGCTTAGAAAAACCCAATATTTGGAATATATTCGCAGCAGCCGATGAAATCCAAGCTGGGCGAGTAAACATATTTCCCAAAACGGGAATCTTAGAAAAAGTGGACAGACTCTCAGAGAGTTGACCAATACCGCGTGACAAAACACCCGAATTCTTAATTGTAGTCAGTTCAGATGCAACCTGAGCAAAAATTCTTGCAGGTCTACGAGCATAAGAACCATCTGAATACATCTTATGAACATCCTTCTGGGTCATCTGACCAGTCGCCAACTTCGCAGCTTGTGAAGCAAAATTTGGCGCACTTCCAGTAAAGATGTTAGCTCCTGTAGGATATTGAACGTCAACATCCTCCAAATGAGCCCAAACAGTGTATTCAACAGAACCAGTACCAGATATTTGATCCCGAAGTTGACTATACACAACCAAATAAATGGCACCAAAAGAACCTTGGCCTGTAATTAAATTATAATAAACATGAGGAGAAACATAAGGTATACGCATTTCAATTTCCGTACCAACACTCAAATCCAAATCAGTGCGGGGACAACCAGAGCGGCCCTGCAATGTAGAATTAACGAGAGTGACACGGTTTGGCATGTATTGTGCATATGGGAAATATTGTAACATCAAGCGTCCTTGCTGGAAAGGTTGAGAATTAACCTGAACCTTTACCACAAGTGTTGCCCGAAGTCCAACAAAACCCCGCAACTTTTCTTGATACATGGCATTTGAAATAAGTGCCTCAGGGAAATTTGTGGTATAAAGTTGAGTCTCTGTAGCTTGCGTTGAAGCCCAAAGACCCGTCTGTATAACTATAGGTCGAGAAAGAAAATCCGTAACTGTATGTATGCGATCTTCACGCGCGGTCATTGACAAATAATCAGTTGACAAGCTAACGATATCAGGGACAGCATCAGTCGAGGGAATAACTCCTTCACTAGAGAAATGGACAATCTCTTTTTGTTCAGAAGTAACTTCTCGATCTTCGTTTTCAATTTGTGTTTTATTTTGAAATGTAGCAGGTAAATTTCTTTGATGAATCGACTACCTAATCAACATCATCGCATAGAGGGTACCCTGGATATTGTGGGGCTGCCACTAGGCATCCTGGGCCGTAAAGTTAAACAACTAACCTAATTACTAAAATAGCACTACTTTCTTCTTAATTAACCTCTAAAATTTGTATAAGAAAGCAAGATCACATCTTAGCTTTAAAAATCATAAAGTTCATCTGCAAGATATTCAATATCATGCAAGTAAGCTTCATATGTGAGAATTTGGGGTATAGATGGCAATTCATCCTGAATCTTGACTATACCATTTTTAAGTTTATCATACTCCTCACGTCCATGATAAACAATTTCACGAAAAGCCGTCTCAATATTGGACATTAAAATAACATTAGGATCAATAGTATTTCTAGTCCAATTTAACATTTCATAAATAACCTCCATTTTGAGCGGAGCAACCATGCGCTGCAATTCCGGACAAAAGCGAAATCCCCTCTTCAGGAAGAAAGTATCTTCCAAAGTACGGTATTTCACCATCTTTCCAGATTTCGACTCATCGGTATACTCATGCTTCATTTCGGTCATAATAACACTTATAGTCTCTTGATTAAAAATCTCAATAACATCCTCAGATATATTCAATTCATTATCATCGCCGTAAGTAATCATTGCGACCAGTTTACGAAACCACTTCATAGAAGCCATTTTTGGACAATCGCGTTTCATTATTCTAATCCAAGCAATACGCATAATAATAGAATTATATAAACAATTAATAATAACAGTAAATGGATTACCAGAAGGCTGAGAATGAGTCCACATATAAACATTATCTCCATAGATATGAACAGAATGTACCAAATGTGACCATAAACCCAAACAAGTTTTCAATACACGCATGCCATCCTCAGTAGAAAAATCCGTAAACTGTTGTAGCCAAGGTACAAAAATGTCCCAGAAAATTGACCACAAAATTTGTGCAACCAAAGAACCGTCAAAATTACCAAAATCTCCAGCAATAACACATTTTCCTTTAGAACGCATGCGTTTGGCAATTCGCTCCCAATCCAATGAATAAACATTGGTGCCAACACCAATCTCATTATCAATGCGATTGTGCATAAGCCAAGCAGCAAATGGAAGAAAATACTTTCTGAAAGCCACAACAAAATGCTGTGGGCCTGCAGAAAAGACACGAGTCTTACCCACATCCACCTTAGCATTTTCACGACGCTCATCTTTGAGTGTATCTATAAAGAAAACATTTGAAATCTTTCCATTAGAACAATCATCAATGAGTTCATCAACATCCGCACGCAATTGTTTAGCTGCCATACTATCAAAGTCGAATTGTTCATTCTTACCCATCCATTTGGTCTTTCCAACTGATCCTTTATTTATCAAAGTATAGGGAAAGCCAGGAGACGTGGTACGATTAATAGCACACATAAAATCATCATCTTGTGTACCTCGCACAGCTTCTTCATACGTCAAAATACGCTGGTACTTGGCTTTATCCAACATTGAGTTGAATTGTCCAAGCACGACTTGCGCAACATCTTGAGCAGCAGATTGAACTTCCTCATTCGATAGAACAGCGGTCTCAACACCACATTTCTTCAAACCATTCAATAATGGATCATGCAACCTTCCATCAATTATCGTGGGTTTCAAAATTGCGGGACGCATAAATGGTTCCGTCAATTTTCCTTGTATACATGAAGGTATAATAGAAGATTTGGTCGCCTGACCAACCTTAGCATTTGCTCTACCCAATGGACAAAACAAACCCTCAGGAACGCCAGCCTCCACAAGTGGGTCAACAATTTGTGGCATTTCATAATAAAATTGAGCGCTGATATTCTTCAAATCGCGAGCAGCCATTCGATCACAAGCACCATTCAAAGCCTCTTGTGTCAAAGGACAAGCAAAACCGTATTGCTCATTTGAACCAGCAACATGCATACCTATAATTTTCCTTTCCATACGATGGTTATACAAACCAACCAATGAACCACAATCACCAACTTGAGTTGGCGCATTGTATTCATAACAATCACGTTGAGTATAACTTTCGGAAGGATAATCATAACCATCCTCGGGATAATATATAGTAATAGCTTTATCCATTGGTCTAATTTGTTGTAACCATTGATAAGCACGATGCAATTCTCCCCCATTTTCATGGAAAGTTGCAAGTGTGCCCACAAATTTACCATTCAATTTGCCCTGGTCTTCAACCTTAACAAAATGTCTAACCAAATCACGATGTGGGTGACACATGCGACTGTGCAAATTCACAACAACACAATCACGCAAATCACCATTTTTTCCAATAAGTCTTTCACAATTTGAAGTTAACTCAAAACCATTACCATTACCAATTAAGAAATGTGAAACGGGAATTTTAATAATATCTTCATATTTAGATTGAGAAAAACATATAATATGATCTGGTGCCAATTTACGAGCGTACCATGCAGTCAAAAAGTGATAGGGTATCACAAAAGTCCACCCGCGAATAAAAGTACAATTACCAGAAGGATAACGCACATCATTGCGAAAATAAGACAATCTATAAGTATTCTTTTGCAGGATATCAGTAACCAAAATATGTGCAGCCTGATCACTACATCCTTGAGAAGCTATGGTTTTCTCTAATTCATCATCTATTTCAACACGTTTAATAACTTGTCGAGCAGTCTTTGAATCACCAGAACTACCAACCTCTGTCGCAACCTTGCCAGAAAACCAAGATTCTACAATTCGCTTGGGAGTTTTAGAAGTCTTAGAATCACCAGACACACCAACTTCGGCAACAGCCTCTGAATCAAGAGTCTGTTGAAACCAATGGTACATGGCAAATCCAGATAAAATAACACCAACAAAGCTCAAAGCTGAAAGGTAAGGATGTTTACACACTATATCAACAATCTCTTTACTCAAATGCGACAGATATTCAGCCGTAGCAACAAGAACGTCATCAATTCTAGTAATAAAAGTCTGCCACTTATTGGGTTTACCACTCCTCTTAAAATCTACATATTCTGAAAATAACTCATCATCTAATGCAAATTCAGCTTCTATATCAACCAAAGTTTTACCTTCAGTTAAAGCACGAGAAATAGTATCACAAAACCAATCATGAGTATACAAAGAAGTTTTACAATCATAAAATTCTGGATTGATCTGCGCTTCAATACGGGTTGCATAAGCCTCCAAAAACTTCAGTTTTTCCAATGATTGTTTCTTCTCATGCCTCCACATATCACATATACGAGTCATGAAAGTCTTATAATCTATTGGAGCACCGACATCCACCCAATCTGTATCACTTGAACTGTCTTTAACAGTTTTCTGAAACTCATAAATACTAAGATCAATTGGTACATCAGGATTCAACTTAGATTTATCCAATTTCCTATAGTAAGTTCCGGAATTCTGTTTTGGCACCACAAGGGCATATTCCAATTTAGGTCTAACCTTATAACAATTTTCGCCAATACGATTGAAGAATGCCTCAGGATATGTAATAGACTCCAATTTAACATTCATATCATTAGTTGTATACAACATCAACTCTGCAGATGAAAAAGTATTCTTATCATGCAAAGCAGCCATGTGCAAATGTTGAGGAAAAGTATTACAAGAACGTATAACTTCAAAAATCTCCGGATTTGGATTAGCTTTATCATCTTTCATTTGAAAACCATCGTCATAAATAACAATCTTTTGTCCCTTATAACCATCCCAAAATTCTGTTTCAACCTGTCTACCATACACTTGATGATGAAAATCTTCTTTCTTCATCAAACCCATGGCTCGCAAAACATCAATACACAAAGGATAAACCATTTCAGTCTTACCAACACCAGATTCCCCAACTAGCCAAAGACAAATAGGTCTCATACGAGGCCCACCACCCTTAACTGGGGAACTAGATACATATTGATACAATTCACGTGCAGGTAACAAAGTCACTGATACCAACCGTTGCATTTCACGATCCAATAAAGTATCTGCTTGGTATTTTACACCACGCTTATACAAATCTTCAACCTTATTTGCAAAGTTATATCAGTATCAATTTTATTACGTTGTTCCAGATCAAGATAATGACGAACTTCCTTAGCCCACTCGTGAATCTCAGCATACAAACCATTTGCACGCGTCAACTCTTCACGAGTCTTGCCAAGAACCATCATTTTAATATAATCATTAGCCATATTAAAATACTCAGAACACCAATCCATCATTTTGCCCATACCAGAAAGAGACTTAGGAATTCTATCCAGTCTCAAAATATAGGTATCCCAATCCTGTTTACCAGGAATTTTACCTATACAAAAGAATGCCATAAAAGCAAAAATCAATTTACCACAGGTATGAAAATAGGGATGATACACAACTTCCTCTGCAGAAATTTGCGCTTGTGTCCTGGTACATTTTTGTTTAAGTTCCAAAACCAATTCAACAATCTTCTTATCTAAACCATAAAATCTAACTATAAAAATCAAAATAATAATCAAGGCAGTACGATACTTTTCCCATGTCATTAATAATCTAACAATTAAAAGTAAAATAACTAACTTAACTAAATCTTCCTTAATATTAGCGGTTTTATCTGTAAAATTTAACATAGTAGCCTGAATATTTGATTGTATGGTAGGTAAATTATTCTCCAGAAAATCACAAATTCTATTAAGATTTCCATTTAATTCACCAGCTTGCAAATTGGTATCACGAACAGTATCAAACAAACCTTGAGTATAAATTTTATTTTTCTTAATCTGTTGTCTCAAATGTTTAATCAAAGATTTTATTTTCTGATCTTTTCGTTCAAGCGCCTTTTCCAACCGTATACATCTAGGGTCGTTATTTCGAATATATACGGGGCGCGATTGAACAGGTCCAGGATTTAATTCTACATCTCCTGCCAACATCAACAATCTTTCCATAATAGACCATTCAGATGTAACATCTAAATCCTCTAACATATGGGCAAATCTGTAAGGCAAATGGAACATAGCGGATATTTTAACTTCATCCCACATAATCTGTGACATAAATTTAAACATCCTTTGGTCAGTGGGTTGGAACAAAATAGGATTAAAATCATAATCCATACCATCATTAATATCCCAATTCTTCAAATCATGAACAAATTCTACAAAATCTTTAATTTCAGTACCAAAATAAAATGCACCAACACACGTTTGAATCATACATGCTTTAAAATCGGATCCAGGTCCTGGATTGGATTCAACGTCGCCAGACAATTGTAACAATTTTCTAGCAACAACATATTCATCATCATCATGTGATAGTGACACCCTATCATGAGTTCGTTTATTTTCAAATCGAAGGCCATAAGACTGAGAAATCGGTCTAACATAAACCAATTCACCAGAATAATTAAGCAAAAAGTCGTCACCATATTGACATCGTACAGCACGCTTGTCAACATTACGAGTTGAATTACAAATAGCATATTCAAAGAAAGAATTTTGCAAAGTGTTCAACAACAAAGTAGAAGGATAGGTTATATTTTTGTTTATTTGTGACATCATATTTGAAATCGGTTAATCTTACTTACAGTAAACTGTGTTCATTTCGCCATTTTATTTTATAACTACGATCAGAAGTGCACGCACTTATGTAATATTATAATCAAAAGACTAATATTCGTATCTGAAAGTATTGTATAACGAACAATAGAAACGTTCCCCGATTTTAATTCGAAAAACAGGAGAAACCAAAACGAGACTTTGAGAATCAAAAGCTTTAGTCCCTATAGAAAACTTCTCACATTTTCTAATTAACAACTTCAAATCATAATACATATCTAACATATTTGAGAGGTTGTCATGGTAACAATTATTTTACTTAAAACTAAAACAAATGTAAAATAAAGAAACACCTAACAAAATTAAATATAAACAATACAATACTTTTATAGCTCTAAGCAACTGAAAACTCAAAATCAGCCATTGTAAAATTCATATAAAATTATGCATTAACCGACGGGTGAAATTCGGGTTTTCTAAAATCATATTTAACGTCCTGATTCTAGGAGAGACGTCAACAATCTATG